ACGACCTGGCGGATGTCGTTGTCAATCGTCGGCATTTGGGTTCTCCTGTGCGTATAGATTTATCTCAGCATCGTCGATCATGTCCGTTATGAAGTGCAAACCGCAGATACGGTTAACCCCTTGCGCCTCGCTCGTGGCCTTCCATTCACACCCACACCCAAGCTTGACGATCACGAAGTCAACCGTATCGGGTGACAGCTTGGGAAGTTGTACCGCGATCTCGAGATTGACTGCAGATTGTGTGGTTTTGCATTCCGCGATCCGTTCCGTCGTCCCGACGGTGAGGGTGAACTCCATATCGTGTTCCGGTGTTCGCACCCACTCCCAATCGATGACGTTTTTCATCAGTTGTCTCTCGGTCATTGCTGTACCTTTCCGCGATGCTGTCGGGTTACGATATGCCATGCTGGCTCGGTCGGTCGGAGGTCGTGCTTGTGATCGTTGCATACGTCGGCGTACGTACGTGTCCCGTACTCAATGTCGGCATAGTCCAGCATGTCGATGATGCGACGCGCCAGGGCCCGCGTGGGGGCCGCGATGAGGGTCTCGGTACGAAGTGCCCGCTCGTCATTGACCGCGCGTATCGTGACGGTCAGACGCTGCATGAGTTGGTGTCGAGGTTCGGTGATGTGCATGACGGTCTCTCCTGTCTGGCGCCCGACACTATGCCGGGCGCCTGTCGAATCGTTAGCGGGCCACCAGGGTGCGAAGGTACTTTCCGTAGGTGATGAGCTCGTCATAGGCCAGTTGCTCGACAGACAGACCTGCGAGCTCGTGCTCGACCGTGACGCCAGCTGCGATGACCTGTGCGTGTAGGTCCTTAACGGCTTTGATGGTCTTTTCCATCGACAGCACGTTCTGCAGATCGCCGCGGTTCTTAGCGATGGCGACCTCGTCAGCGCTTGCGATTGACCGTCGCGCTGGTGGCTTGACGTCGACCTTCTGACGCTTGGTGTCCATCCCCAGGAACGCCAGGGCCCGACCGACTGCTGATGTCTCTGCATCTTCGAGCGGGTTGGTCTTCTGTGCATTGCGTGCGGTGTCGTCCAGACGGAACGAGCCGATACCGTCGGACCGGGTGCCGTCGGTGAACGTGACGGTCGCACGGATGTAACCCATCGATGCGGTAAGCATGACGGGAGCCTCGGTCAGGATGGACTGAATCCAGCCTTCGGCGTGCGCCATTGCGACACGGTCGGCCACGGTCACGTAGTCGTTGATGTTGAATCCTGCAGATGCCATGGTGTTTTCTCCTTATGTGCTAATTCCTAACCCGTCTGTAGTATAGACTATACTGTATAGCGTGTCAAGTACTAATTTTTGATATTTGACAATACAATTATTCGTAGATTTTACGCGAGACAATTCCGTGCTACAATGTATTGCGACAAAACAGCCGGTCACTAGATATCGTAACCTTTGACCGTTGTTCGCTCTGCTCGGTGACGACTGACGACGATGTTTGACCAGAGTCGACTAAACGGCAAGCATCACGTAAAAAGCAGAACAAAGAACCCCACGCACTCACCTGCGTGGGGTTCGATGTATAGCATAACGGTACATACCCGGACATCCCGGGAGTAACTAGATTATACACGAATGCCACCCCATATGGAGTGGCATTCGTGCGGAGTTAGGTGACCCGATACGGAGAAAGGCGACCGCGTCGGATGTGTTTATTATACCACCGCGGTGCAGTTCTGCCAAGAATAGGACACCGCGGTATGCAAATTATACTACGGTCTGACTGGCCAGGTCGTGACGTTCCACACGAGATCGTCGGTGATATCGCGAAGCTGCTGTCGATACACCCGCCACTCCTCGACCTTGACCGGGTCGAGTCCGACGTCGGGAAGCTGCGTATAATCGCACGCCTCGAGGCGACGGGTCCGCTCCTTGCGTAGTGCGGTCATTGCCTCGTCCAGGGTGTACGGACGCTCCAACACGAGCGCGTCAGCGGGGACGACTGCGTATAGTTCGCCGTATGTGTCGTAGTACTCGTACGTGATCATGAGCGGGTCGTAGATTTGGTAGATTACAATAGGACCATATGACATATGGGTGATTCTCCTGCACTATCTTCGGTGATGACCTGGAGGGTGTGCGTTCCGGTCGCCATGGTGAGTTTTATCTGTACCACGTCGTCAGCTTTAAAAAATCGTGTCGACGTGAGGCGGAATTTTGTATCCTTACCGTCGCCAGTCCCCATGGTTGCCACCTCGACGCCATTCACAATCACGTCACCGGTGACGCCGTCCTTCGCTGCAAAGCTACCCTTGATCGTCAGTGAATAATAGCCCGATACCGGAACGGTGATATTCGACCCGCTCCACGAGGCCGCGCACCCGGCGTCAATCAACGATTGCCACGTGACGATTGTTCCCGCGGTCGTGATGTTTAGCGTCGATGTCCGGGTGAGGCTGATGAATATCGCATTATCGCCCCGCTCGAGTTGCACCAATCGCCCGTTTGTCATTGCGGCTTTGTTAGGGGTTTGCGAGGTCAATCTGTACCTCCTGTACGCCCGACGAATCGCCGGCGAGTGTGACACCGAATACCTTGCGGGTGAATGAATTAATCGAGTCTGGGGACACCGTCACCAGGTCGCCGAGGAAGTAGTCGCGACCGTATTGCCACGTCCCAGACTGCAGTACCTCGATGTTGTATGCCTTTTGTTTGCGTTGCTCCTGACGCCATCGACGCGTCGCGAGCGCGGTCAGATGTGCGACGGTTTCGGCATCGCCACCCTTAATCAGTACCTCGCGGAGCCCCGTACCCGTTGGCGCTGGCGAGGGATACGTGCCACGGAGCATCGCCTTATCTTTGCCCTTACCCGTGGCGATCACCCAGGTCGGTGCGGTCGTCGCGTCTGTACTGTACTCAAACATCCCGATGGTGTTGTTCGCCTGTGTCATTTTAACGACCGCGGTGCGATCAGCGCCGAGGGTCAGTGCGTAGAATAGTGTGTAGGTCATCGCAGTGATATCGAACCGCACCTCAAAATCGATTGACGCGACGTCGGCGACCTTCTGCATCGTAATCAGGACGTTCTCGCCCGAACATGCCAGCGCGAAGCCGGTCCCCAGTCCCGAGTCGGTCGCACTGACTGCACCCGTCAGTCGTCCGTCAGTCCATCGGGACAAATTCGACGCGTATCGACGACCAAGGTCTGCAGTCAGGAATGGTGGTGCCCCGTTGGCTGCGCTCCCGACGTTGTAGTTCCACAGATTGCGGATGATCGACGATGCCGTCGGATAAAATGACGGCATAAAACACGATACGCCGCGAAGGTTCGGATACCACGCGACAATACGGTCCTGCAGGATGCGCATGGCATCGACGACGACGATCTCCATCATCGGATTGACGCCGTAGCTGCGTCGTGTCTTGCGTACTGCCCCGACGAACTCCTCATACGCATTCATCCCTGCATCAGGGTCGCTTCGTACCATGCGAACGATGGATTCGATGTCGACCTGTGCCGCGATGTCCGACCGCAGGTCGAACGTCAGGACCAGGACGGATGGCGAGTTCACCTGGTGCGCCACGGAATATCCGAGCGGATTGATGATTCCGATCGGTGTTCCGTCCGATTCGTACAATGTGAAAAATGACGTTGGCGCCATGCTACGCTCGCGATACAGTAAATAGACCGCTCGTCACGGACTGTGCTGCTAATGAACTAATGAGTCCGATTTTCACTACGTCATTGGCCGCGAGTACGTGCATCGCAGTCTGTGTCATTGCGTGCGTTGCACTACCTGACGACGCGGCTCGGGTCGATGACACGTTTGTTCCGCCGACATTGATCGCAACAACACGACTCCCCGTGGTGCCAGAAGCAAATACAACGAACGCAGTGATTAGATACAGGCCCGCGCGTTTGACAGTCATCGTGTTATTAATGTTGTCGGCGACGATCAAACCCTCGCCCGACGAGGTCGGGGTGGTAAAGCTGGATAGATCGTACTGCACATTGGCCGTTGTCAGTGTTGCGATACCGCCTCCCATGGTTGCGTATGCCTGGTATGGTAGCTGTGTGGTCGTACCATACATAGCATACGATGGGGTGATACCAGACGCGGTTATAACCGCCCCGCTGACCTGTACGGTGCCAAGAATTAGATACGAATATCCCGCAGTTATCCATGCGGCGACCATTGCATCCGTTGCCACCACTAGTCGGACGGTTTTGGCGAGGACGGTCGTCCCCGACACCGATCGCGACACAGTCAAAGCGCCAGTGGTGGAATTGACCAGGATTGCCACGTTATATGTGGCATTGGCCAGCGATGTGATGACGATTGCCTTCGACGAAGTGTTCTGGTAGAAGTAACCTCCGACAATAGCGTCCCCATCTGCGATCGATAGCGTGTTCGTGCCGTTGCCGGTCATCGTCAAAAGCGACCCGGTCAGGCGCACGCCATCCGACAAAGTCTTGGTTTCCATTGCGGTCATCCGCGAGCTTGCGTATCCGGTGCCGACATTGCCGTCCCCGAAAGGTGTTCCCGTCCCGGTCTCCATACCGACAGATTGTTCAGTCATTGCGTCCTCCTTAGATTCCCGCGTATCGGTCGTAGTATAGCGCGTACACCCCGGTGATGCCCGTCGAGCCCGTACCGCTGACGCTGATCGTATTTGAACCGTACGGTATGATCGGTTCCGGGAATATTCCCCAGTTGATGATATCGCTGTCGATACTGAGGGCTGAAAATTTATTAATGCCGTATTGGTCGACGATGGTTTTGTACCCGTCGCGGAGGTCGATGGTCCAGATGTCCCCGTTCGGCACCGGTTGGGTCAGATTGATTTGATGCCCCAGACCATCGACCACAAACAGATTCGTCACGGGCCCGTAGACCTGGATAATCGGACGCGTCAGAACGGTCCCGTAGTATGCCACGTTCTGAAAGTTGTCAATTGATGACGATCCATACGGCACTCCGTACGGTTTCGGATACGGTGTCGGCGTCCCGAATATGGTATTCGTCAGTTGTACCGTTTTCTGATTGGCATCGTACCAGGTCGGATCGGCTGCCCGCAGTTGTACGACCGTGCGTATGTTGAACTCGCCCGGGAGCGTGTCCATCTGCAGACCGCCCGCGATTTTGAGCGCGATACGTCGTCGAATTTGGAACGCTGGCGCGGATGTCTCGTTCAGCACGTGCTCCAGGATAATCGTGTCATTCCCCGGTTTGAACATCTGCATCAGCTTCTCGCGGTTGTTCATCATTTCGTCGTATTGTGACCCTGGTACGACAATGGGGAGATTGATAACGCGGGGGTTCAGTCGATAGTCGATGTCGGTGTCGCCATTCTGGAACGGTCCGCGCTGCGTGATGCGGGTGATCGACGGCTCGCCCCAGTTGATGGCACCGGTGACATACACCGTCGCGCCCGAGTATCCGCCGTATTCAACATTGAATTGCCAGGTGTACGATCCGCGAATCATTTGTAGAATCATTATTCCGCCCCCAGCGTCATCATCCAAGCTCGTGCGTCATTGATTAGAGACGATTCGGACTGGCCGCCAGCGTACGACGCGTGCATGGTCAGATTGTAGACGACCCCGTTTGAATTGACACGCCCGCCCGCCACCGCAGATCGTCCTCGCGTGTCGGTGCCACCCTCGCCACCGTCGCCGCCAGAATCCGCACCCTGGCCACTGAACCACCCGGTCACCGCTGCCCACGCATCACGTGCGGCCGCGAGTAGTGCGTCCTTAATCCATGATGCACCGCTTTTGATACCGTCGGCGATGCCCTGAATCATCGTCGTACCGAGTTTAATGACCTCGGGTTTTACCTCGTCAAAAAATGTCGTGAGGTTGGTTTTGAGCTTGGTAAAAAATCCCCACAGGTCAGTCAGTGCCGTGCCGACCGTCGTTTTTAGGGTCGTCCAGGCGCCCGAAAAATCGCCCTTGACGAGTTGTGACAATGCCGTCAGTAGACCGGTCACGAAGTCGATGACGATCGTCGCCGATGACAGGAATGTGTCGAGGATGGTCTGGATATACGGCCACATGGTTGTGAATGCGGTCACCAGGTAGCCCCACGCGATCGTCGCAGTATTGAGCGCCAGTACGAGGATGTCCTGGACTGTGCTGGCCAGTGTGACGAATAGCGTCGAGATTGTTTGAATAAACGCGGCGACCTGGGGTGATGCTAGATACTGCATGATGGCGCCACCCATTGCCACCATTGACGGCACAATCACATTTACCAACCCCATAACCGCATCGGCCAGCGGTTGGAAAAATGCCGCCACGGTCTGCAGGCCCGACCCCATCAGCGCCAGCACGCCCGGGACCGCGGCGATCGCATTACGCAGGGTGTCGAAAATACCCGACGCGGTGCCCGATTCGTTCATCCCGTTGATGAAGTCAGCGATACCGCCGACCACATTCGCCAGGATTGGTACCAGGGTGTCCGACATAAATGTACCGAACTGCATCATCAGCGGCATCAATGCCTCGCCGAGGGTCTGCTGGATGCCCGCCATTTTCTCTTGCAGTATGACCTGCTGGCCCGCGTAGGTGTTCACCGCGGCCGCCGCCGATCCGCCGAACTGCGTGTTCAGTTCCGCCAGCATCAGCTCCTGAGCCCCGGCGACGTTGCCCGTCTCGACCATGGCCTTGATCATGGCCTCCTGATCGGCGGTGAATTGTACGCCAGACCGGGACAGCGCCGCGATACCCTTGATCGGGTCGTTTAACGCCTTGCCGACCTGCATCGCCGCCGAATCCAGGTCCATCCCCAGCGCCTGACTCATGTCGAGGATTGCCTCGGTCGCTCCTGCGAACTGCAGGTCCTCGATGTTGGTAAACGTCGCGAGGACGTTCTGGGCCCCGAGGATGGCATCATCGGAGAATAACGACACCCCAGCCGATGCGCTGAGGTTTGTTGCGAGGTTTGCCATTTCTTCCGCAGTGATGCCAGCGGCACCACCGGTCGACTCGATGACCGCCTGAGTCTGTGCGAATACCGAGTTCCACGCCGTCGCCTCCTCGATCGCACCGCCCACGAAGTCTGTGACCGCGCTGATCGCCTTGCCCCCGAGTTGCGACGCCATCCCGACCAGGCCCTGGCCGATACCCTGCAGTACGCCAGTCATCACCGACCCCATACCCGAAAACGAAGAGCCCGCCTTGCCAGCGTTGGTACCGACATCCTGGAGCCCGTCGTTCACAGCCTTGGTCGTTTTGGTGACCTCGTCGTCCGATTTGAATCGGATTAATACCGTCTCTTCAGCCATTACTTTTTACCTCGACGCGTTTGTACCGACCGCTCGACGCCCATCATGAA